CAAAAGCTAGAGATTGATGCGGCTAAAGTCGTCACAAGCGGATGAAAAACATCGAAGCAGTTGGCAAGATTGTCTGGCTAATGGGGCAAAGCAAAGTCCATCAGGGCCATGACATAGCTGACCTGCATCGTGTCATTCTGCCGCCGGTTGCCTTGCAGCAATATAGGCTTTGGGAATCTGACGGCTTTCCTGTCGGGTTTATGAGCTATGCGCTGTTTAATGAAGAAACAGAAGCTGGCTATCTGGACGGCACAAGGTTTATCCAGCCTGATGATTGGGCAGCGGGTGATCGGTTGTGGTTGGTTGATTTCATAGCGCCATTTGGCGGCGTTAGAGAGATTGTGCGCGAGGGCCGCAATCATTTGCGTGATATTTTTGGCAAGGGTGTGATTGGCAACGCAAGGCGATCACAAAAGGGCAAGACATGGTTCGCAGTTACTTAATTGAAAATCGCATATGCTTTGATAGTGATCCTGGCTCTGGCGGTGCAGGCGGTGGTCAGCCAGACAGGTCTAATCCATCAGAAATGCGCCAACGTGAACAGGATTTTGTTGATAGTAGATATGGCGGCGATAGTGAAGCCTTTATGGGCGATGTGGATGCTGGTGCTTATTCAGATTTAGCGCAATCAGAGCAAGCGGCGGCAGAGGCGCAAGCGCGTAGTCGTAGTTCTGGATCAAGCTCAGATGGGGCTGCGCCTAGCAGCCAGTCACTAATTGAAAGTTTGCAAAGCATCCCGGCTGGATCAATTAAAGGTAGTTATACTGGCGGCACACCAAAAGATAATTTTTATGCAGACGCATATAACAAAAATCGTGGCCGGGGCGGTATATTTGACGGCCCACCGCGTGGCACAACCTTTCAAAAGATTAGCTCTGCTGTAAATAATAGCCCTGTCCCAACCGTATTGCGCGGCATCTTTGGCGGTACGCCGCCGCGTGGCGGCGAGGATGAGGCAGCGTTCCAAAAAGGGCAGATGTTTGGCCTTGCGCGGCAGGGAATGACGCCAGAGGAAGAGGTGGGGCTATTTGGTGGTTCCAGTTCTATGTTTGACCCAGACACAGGCACTTTTACGGATGTTCCTGTTGGCTCAATGGGCGGCACGTTAGGCACAAGCTTTATTGGCACACCATATTATTCAGGTAGGCGTGACCCGGATTACAACGGCCCGTTTGAAGATTTGGTCAATCCAGAGGAAGACCTTGGCGGTGGCGGCGAAATAGAAATGGGGCGCAGTATCTTTCCACCATTAAATGATGGCTCTGGCGGCGGCGGGGCTGCTGGTGGCGGTATTGGCGAGATACCAAGCGATGCACTCGCAATAGATTATCTGCAAAACCCTTATTACGCATATTCAGGGTTTGGCAACCAATATAACCCATATGGCTTTGCACAAGGCACAATGGTGGATTTGCTGCAATCACGCGGTATGACGCAGCCGCGTCAGGCTGACACACTTGGCTTATTCGGAAACCCAAGGGATTTTGCATAATGGAAATGAACATGGAACAGGCGCAGGCGGCTTATGCCAGCCTGTCAGAGCAAGAGCGCGAACTAATCCGCGAGGCAATGGATAGCCCATTGGCTGGTGTACTGGCAAAGATATTTCCAGACCTGATTGGCGCACTTGGCAGCTTTAACAAGCCCCGGCGCAAAATGGATTCAGCCCAGCGCCAGATGGCAGCAGGGATGCTAATGGGATGACGACATATATTTATGATGCCGAAGTCGGCAAAATGATTGAGAAGCCAAGGGTCAGCAAAACAACTGGCCCTTTTTTAATGGGCGATATCGAGCCTTATCAAAACATGAAAAATCGTGGCTGGATCACCAGCCGTTCCCAGCACCGCGAGTTTTTGCGGGCAAACAACTTTGTTGAAGTAGGTAACGAATACAACAAACAATTTAGTTAAAGGAAAAACCAAATGCAGCTTGATAGCACTCCTGAAGTTGAGGCCACAACCCCAGCAGCGGAGCCAGCGAGGCCCGAAACAGTAGCGGAAACACTGGCAAAGACATTACAATCATTTGAAGGCGAGACAGAGGCAGAAGCGCCCGAAGCAGAGGCAGACACCCTGCCAGAGCCGCCAGAGCAACAGCCAGAGGCTGATGAGGCAGATGATGAGCCTGATGAGGCCAGTGACGATGATGAGGCTGAAGATGAGCCAGCCGAAGCTGCTGAACTAGAAGCATTACCAGCGCCAAACCATTGGCCGAAAGATTTTGCCGCTAAATTTGAAGCATTAGAGCCGCCAGCGCAGCATTTGTTCATGCAGCGCTATAAAGATTTAGAAGGCGATTACACAAAGAAAACGCAGGCGATTGCTAAGTATAAAAAGCGCCAGGATGCGTTTGACGAAATCATGCAGCCGTTTAAAGGAGATTTTGAACGTGCTGGTATGGATGATGTGGGTGCTATCAGGCAACTGTTAGCCGCACATGACTATCTGCGAAAAGACCCTCAAAACGCTATTGCTTGGCTTGCAAACCAGTATGGCGTGGATACAAGCGCAATCGGTAACGATTCAGCGGTTGAGGATGAATTTGCAGACCCGCAAGTAAAGCAGTTGCAGCAACAAGTTGCCCAGCTAACTGGCTTTATTCAGAATCAACAGACACAACAGCAGAGCCATGAGCAGGCCAGCACACAGTCTTTTATTGACCAATTTGCAGCAGAAACCGATGCAAGTGGGAACCCGGCGCACCCGCACTTTGAAACAGTGCGGTCTGTTATGGGATCACTCATAAGCAGCGGCAACGCAACTGACCTGAAATCAGCATATGAGGCGGCAGTATATGCCAACCCAGAACTGAGACAGGCAGAACTAGAGCGCGTTGCAGCAAAGGAATCACAGGCCAAGGTGAAAACCGAAGCCGTGCAAAAAGCTAAAAAAGCACAAAGGTCAAAAGTCAGAGGCAGTGCAACCCCAGCCGCGCAAGCGCTCCCCGCTAATGCGTCTATTCGTGACACAATTAATGCGTCAATCAGACAACTTGAAAATGGAAGGAATTAGCGATGGCTAGTCCAAACCTTTCAGAAATCGTCACCACAACCCTGCGGAATCGCAGCCGGACGCTTTCTGACAACGTGAGCAACCACAACGCTTTGTTGCGGCGCTTGCGCGAAAATGGCAATCAAACATCCGTGACCGGGCGTGATATTGTCCGTGAACTTGAATATGCCGATAATGGAACTGTGCAGTTCTATAGCGGTTATGAAACACTTGATGTTTCACCATCTGATGTACTGTCAGCAGCCGTTTTTGATTACAAGCAGCTTGCTGGTAACGTCACAATTTCTGGTCTTGAGCAAGTCAAAAACTCAGGCACAGAGGCTATTATCAATCTTCTTGAGGCACGCATCAACGTGCTTGAAAAGTCATTGATGAATAGCTTGTCAACCTCGCTTTACAGCGATGGCACAGGCACATCAGGCAAAGAGGTTGGCGGCTTGCAGCTAATCGTGGCTGATGCTGGCACAGGAACAGTTGGTGGGATTAACTCATCAACTTACAGTTTCTGGCAAAATGTTCAGACCACTGCAACATCAAGCGCTTTCTCAGTGGCTAACGTGCAAACAGATATGAACACTATCTATCTGTCGCTTGTTCGTGGCGCTGACAGCCCTGATCTTGTTATGGCTGGCACTAACGCATACACCGCATTTTTGGGCAGCTTGCAAGCTATCCAGCGTATTACCAGTGATGATCTGGCACGCTCTGGATTCACCTCATTGCAGTACCTTAACAGCGATGTTGTGTTTGATTCAGCTTGTAACACTAATCGGATGTATTTCTTGAATACCGACTATCTCCGTCTGGAAGTAGCCGCTTCAAGGGATTTCGTACCGGGTGAAGCAAAAATGTCCGTCAACCAAGACGCTATGGTGACACCAATGTTCTGGTCAGGAAATCTGACCTGTTCAAACCGTGCGCTCCAAGGCGTGATCCACACATAGGAAAGGGGAAGCTGTTATGAGTATTCCAGCAATTCTTGGTATTACACCAACAGATCAAGCCACAACCCCAGAGTTTACTCCGGGTGCGATTGGTGCGGTCATAGATAGCACTGGCACAAAACTGTACAAGTATTTGAAATATGATGATGCTTCAGCGGCTGTGGATGGTGTGGCAGGCGAAGTGGCCTATTACTACACTTTGGATGGGTACAAAAACAATGTTTGTACCTCTGATCTTTCGGATTCAGTAGAGATTGGCGCAGGCGTAATTATGGCTAATATCGCAACTGAAACCTATGGTTGGTTTCAAATCACCGGCCCAGCTACTTTGACAATTGCATTAACAGCGGGTGCTGACGGTGATCCGTTAACACCGACTGGATCAGCCGATGGCACACTCGATGTCTCTGGCGCTGTTACAGATAATGTCTGTGCAATTGCCGGGGATATTTCAGATAAGGAAATTATCTGCACATTCCCACTATAGACACCATGAAGGGGCAGGGAAAACCTTGCCCCTTTTTTACAATGCAATCGGGAGGATTGAATGAGCGAAAAAGGTGTATTTTTTGAACGTGAGCTAAACGGCGTAATGAAAGATTTTTGCCGTATTGAAATTGCTGGTGTGCGCGATGTCTGGGAAGGCCCAGCGCGTCCAGAAGATTTAAAACGCTTTGCTGATAGCTGGGCTGCTTACAAAAGCAAAAAAAAGAAGCCAAAGAAAAAAGGCACTGCCTTACAAGATTTACCCGGCATGACTGAGCCGCGCCGTTGTGAGCTTGAACTGCACGACATTGAAACAGTCGAGGATTTAGCATCAGCGCAGGAAACAGCGCTGCGTGCCATCGGTGAGCCTTATGTTGAGCTTGCCAAGATTGCGGTGCTTCAAGTTGAAGCCAGCAAGCAAAAAGAAGATTTAGTTGTTGAGGTGGCCGTTGCGGCCCAAACCTTGGCAGAACCAGAGGTGAAAAATGAGCCTGCTAACAATAGCACAAGCAGTTAGCGACTTTGTAGGGTTTGAGCGCCCGACAACAGTTGTTGGCAATACTGACCCGATAGCGCGGCAGCTTCTGGTAATGATAAACCGCGAGGGCAATCAGTTGATGCGTGCCAATAACTGGCCGATTCTGATGAAGGAACACACCTTTAGCACTGTGAACGGCACGCAGAACTATGCGCTGCCGACTGACTTTGATCGGTTTGTATCAGGCACGGCTTACAATCGCACTGAACTGGATGCAATGGTAGGCCCGATTACACCGCAAACATACCAGGCTGACCGCTTTGGCACAGTCACTGGCGGCATTGTTCAACGCTTTCGATTGAAGGCATCCAGCAACGCTTTGCGCTTTGATATTACACCAACACCTGACAGCGCCGAAACTGTTGGGTTTGAATATTTATCAAGCCACTGGAATCAGACCAGTGGCGGCACATCACAGGCTGCGATGGCGGCTGACAGCGATGTTGGCATACTTGATGAAACATTGATGGAAATGGGTGTGACATGGCGATTTAAGCAGTCGCACGGTCTTATCTATGATGAGGATTTCCGGCAGTATCAAATGGAACTGAGGCAGGCCATCAGCCGTGCAGGCGGTGCGCCAATCCTGACACTAGACGATCACCGCCGCTATTTAGTCAGCCCATATAGCTACAATTTACCAGATTCAGGATTTGGCCTCTGATGCTCCAAGCAGTTAGATCAGCAAACCAGTACCGCGTCAAAGCGGCATCTGTGCCAGCCCCTGTGGGCGGTCTGAACAGCCGTGACAGTATTGATGCGATGCCATCAACTGATGCGCTGATTATGAGCAATTTTTTCCCGACTACCGGAAAGATTACGCTGCGCGATGGCTACACGCAGTTCTGCACTGGTATCGGCACTGGTGATGTAGAAACGCTGATAGAGCATAGCGCAGGCTCAAACAGACAGTTGCTGGCGATTGGTAGTGATGGTGCATTATACCAGATTGATACCGGGTCAGCGGTTTCTAAGAAAACCGGCCTAGCCAATGGCCGTGCAGAGCATATCGAGTTTAACAATTTATCTATAATTGTGCCTAGTGGCGCAAATGTGCCTTTTAGCTGGAATGGCTCTAGCGCTTCTGATTTGTCAATTACACTATCAGACAGCGTTAATCCAAACACATTGACCGGCGTACACGCACACAAAAACCGCGTTTACTACTGGACAGGCACAAGCCAGAATTTTTATCACAGTGCGTCTGTTGATACGTTTCAAGGCAATTTTACCAAGTTCCCTGTCGGCCTAGTCGGCACATACGGCGGTAACATCATAATGATCAACAGCCTGTCGATTGACGGCGGTGAGGGCGTTGATGATTTGCTTTGCATCATTATGTCATCAGGCGAGGTGCTTATTTATAGCGGCTCTAACCCAAGCAGTGATTTTTCGTTAATCGGCTCATTTCGTTTGGCAGAGCCGGTTCAAGAAAAACGTGCAATCGCTAAACTTGGCGGTGATGTTGTCATAATGACCAAAGAGGGTTATCTGCCGCTATCGCAAGTGGTTCGGCAAGACCTTGTGGGAAACAAGGCAGCGGCCATATCAGAGAAAATCAGAGGCACGGTAATCGCTCAAGTTGCAGAAACAGGCACTAGCACAGGCTGGCAGATATTTGTTAGCCCAGACGGTGACAAGGTTTATTTTAATTATCCGACAACAGACACGGCCACCGATCCATATAACCAGCACGTTTTCAATCCAATTATCCGAGCTTGGTGTATTTTTGAGAATTTGCCAGCCGTAGTCTGGGGGCAGTTTAACGGTGACACCTATTTCGGCGGGGCTGACGGCAAGGTTTTTAAGGTAGGTGGCAATGCCGATCTTGGCGAAAACATCGTAGGCGATCTCGCTACAAGTTATAATTATTTTGGTGATCGTGGCGGGGTCAAGCGCTTTAGCTCTGTGCAGCCAATGCTGGAAGGCGAAACCGATGTGCAGTTTGACTTTGGGGTTGGTGTAGATCAAGCGCCTGTTAGCGGCATTGCAGTCGCAACGACAACCTTTGCAAGCAACATGGCAAGCTGGGATATAGCCAGTTGGGATAACTTCTTTTGGGCTGACGCAGTTGGGGTTGGCATTACAAAGCGCCGCAAGGCGGTCAACAAGTTTGGCTTCAGCGCAGCGCTACGCATCAAAGTGGCGACAGATAGTCAGGCCATCAGCTTTATTTCAGCACATTACACATTCGCACCAGGAGGGCCGTATTAATGGCATTTAGTGGCGGCACATTTAGCAGAACTTTTGACTGCACAACAGATCGTGATAACGGCGTTAAAATCCTTGCCTCTAAGTTTGACACAGAACTGGACGGCATGGCTGTTGGCCTGTCTACAGCAGTTCTCAAAGACGGCACGCAGACTTGCACGGCAGCTATACCGTTTGCCCAAGGCATCACCCTGCCTGATGATAAAACGATTGCGTTTGGCACAAACTCTGATGTGCTTATTCAGTATGATGAAACCACAACGGATTCACTGAAAATATCAGCAGCAGAAGGCGCTG